AAAGGGCAGTTTCTGCCTTATCCTTCGAACTGGCCGTACGGATTCTTCACAGGTGACGGCGTGCAATATAGCACGACGAGTCTATGGTACAAAGGAGCGTTTAAATACTACGTTCCTGAGCCCGTGGACTTTCATTCCAAGATGCAATACTGGCATTCGCAAGCCAGTAAGATCTTAGGTGTCAGGCTTACGCCCGACACCGTTTGGAATATATCACCTTGGAGCTGGGCCGCCGATTGGTTTGCTAACACTGGCGATTTATTTGCTAATGTTAGTAATTTATCAACCGACGGATTGGTGAGCCAATATGGGTATTGCATGGCTTCGCAAGAAGTCATTACCTCTATTGGTGGGTATAGCGGATACACTCTTCCGAGTGGTCAGCCTTCACCCTCGCTTGCAGTCGCGACTCTTCATAGCGTCATAGCTAGGAAGAAACGTGTTCCGCAACTATCACCGTATGGTTTCGGTGTAACTATCGGTTCGTTAACGGACCGACAGATCGCCATTTGTGTTGCTCTCGGGCTTAGCCTGGCGTAACACGAATGTTAGCTGGTTCGACCATCCGGTCGGATTTAGTAACCAAGATGGGGTATATGAGCGTCCTTAATGGGCTCTTATATTGTTTTGAACCATCCCCTTAAAGGAGAATTTGCCGTGGCTTTTGCCGATCCGCAGTCAGTGACCATTAACGCGGTCGCTAACTCACTTCCGAGGGTTTCCTCGGGAGTCAACACTGGAGTCTTCCAGAAGGACGACTCCCTGGTTAAGCTTTCGGTTTCCCACCAGGTGGGGACTCGAACGCGTCGCCAGATCCGTCTCGATCACTCCAAGATTGCTGCTGATCCCTTTCTTTCTGGGGTCAACAGTCGGTACTCTATGAGTGCCTATCTTGTGATCGATATCCCTGCGACGGGTTATACCATCGCAGAACAGAAGCAGATCGTAGATGGCCTCACGGCCTACCTCACTGCTTCGACGGGCGCCAAGGTCACCCAGCTTCTGGGTGGCGAGAACTGATTTGGGTGCACTATGTGCGCTCAAGATGAATCATCGAAAGATGAATCATCGGAAGTGGGTCCTTTATTGGACTCACTACCCTATCACACTCTTTTGTGTGAAATCCTCAGTTCTGCTCTCGGCGTTACATGTTGTGCCAGGATTCTCATAGGCGTTCTGCTTATGGGAGATCTTAGCAGTGAAGCCCTAGCTCGTTTTATCGATGAACTAGGACTTTAGCGGATCCATCACGGCTCTGGATACACCACTCAAATTTGAATTGAGGATGTATGAAAAGCCTAGATGTTCTCTGGAGAGTGACAGCTAATGAATTAGCTGTCATATGTCGCACCAGTGCTGCCAAGGACTATAAAACGGTCCTTGGTCGAATCGAACATGAGGGATTGTCTTTTTTGACAATCACTCTTCCCTCTTTTGGAAAAGACTTCGAAAGATGTCTCGACCAAGAGTTTGTAGATTCCAGTGCTTACGTTGGATTCCATCGTAGGCAAGGGCCCCTCCCTGTTTTTCTGGGAGGTTTCCTGAATCAGGTGTTCGATTCATTAACTGGGCGGTTACTCCCGTACCCAAGTATAGATTGCATCTTAGCAATTCGTCAGCTAACAACGATGTTTGCTAAGATCCTGATTCCTTGCTCGGAAGAGCGGGAAAAAGGCGCTATACGTAAGTACATGGAGTGTGAACAGGAAATCAAGGATGCGGATGTATTAATTCCGGAACAGGACTTTCATGCCCTTTCCAGAATTTCCGCTCTCCTTTTCCAGGATGTCTTCACGGAACTTGAAAACAGTTTCTATGATGGCAAACTCGTGCCTAAGCACGGTCCTGGGGCGACGGCTGACGGACTCCGCGGAAACGCGAAGTTTCACCAGCTCGAATGGCCTCTCCGATTGGAAAAGGTATTTCCCTACGGGGAGTACGCTTCTCCATCTTGGCGATTTTTTGCCGAAACTATCGGAGATGTTGATTTCCTTGAACCCGGAACTGAAAGACCTGTAAAGGTCATAACGGTTCCTAAGACTCTCAAGACACCGAGGATTATCGCGATCGAGCCCACCTGCATGCAATACATGCAGCAAGCTGTGTCGCAAAAACTCGTTGAACTTCTCGAAGTCAAAAGGATCGGTTTTAACAACCGTCCTAATGTCGTCTTGAATCAGATCGGTTTTGAACACCAGATGCCAAATCGGCTCCTGGCTCAACGGGGATCCCTTACGGGGTCCTTGGCAACACTTGATTTGAGTGAAGCTTCCGATCGTGTCTCGATTAGGCATGTAGACTCCCTAGTTGCGAATTTCTCTCTATCAAAAGAGATGATTTTTGCTACTCGGTCGTCGAAGGCCTTGGTACCTGAACACGGAGTTATCTCTTTGTTCAAGTACGCGTCTATGGGTTCAGCCCTTTGCTTTCCGATCGAGGCCATGGTGTTTCTTGCTGTGGTCTATCACGGAATTGAAAAAGGGCTTAATCGCCGAGTTGCTAGACGAGATATAATCTCGTTTGGTGATAAAGTACGCGTCTACGGAGATGATATTATTATCCCTGTAGAATATGTGCGTCACGTGATCTCAAGCCTTGAGCTATTCGGCTTCAAGGTTAATAAGAGCAAGAGTTTCTGGAATGGCAAATTCCGTGAATCTTGCGGTGGAGATTACTATGCTGGCATTGACGTAACACCTGTCAAGGTTCGCAGAGTATTTCCATCGTCACGTGCAGACGTTGAAGAAGTGGAAAGCATTGTAGCTTTACGCAACCTCTTCTATACAAATGGGTTGTGGCAAACTGCAAAGCACTTAGACGAGATAATCTCGAAGGTACTTCCTCACTTCCCGATTGTTGAGTCTACTTCACCACTTTTGGGTCGTATATCTATTCCTTTCGATTATGAGATGGAGAAAATATGCGATTTTTACCACCGACCCCTCGTAAGAGGGTACGTGGCAAAATACAAGTCGCCTAAGTCCACCACAAGTGGATATGGTGCCTTGCTCAAATTCTTCTTGAAGCAGGGCGATGAGCCCTACGCTGACAAGGAGCATCTTCTACGCCAAGGGCGAGCGAAGAGCGCCAGCATAAAACTCAAGTGGTGTCCCCCCTATTAAGTAGGGGGGGCGGAACGTCTTCATTAGAAGGCGTAGGCAGGTGAGTCGGGTGAGGTTCCAACCTTTCCTATATTAGCCTGCC